AGCACGCCACCAGGCTTCAGACCATCAAGACTCTTGGCAAAGAAGTAATTGTGAATACTGAATTTGGATAAATCCTTACGCTTACCGTCATACAACTTCTGGCTACCAAAGGGCGGATTGCCTATTGCCAGGTCGAAATAACCGTCTGGCATAGTGAAGTCCTGGAATCCCATTGGTGTTTTAATGCTCGCACCAGGGTAAAGGTGTAAGGCAATGCCTCCGGTAATGTGATCAAGCTCTACGCCGGTGATCTGACTCTTACCGCGCACGCCTGCCGGCATCATCCCTAAGAAATTACCAGTACCAACTGAAGGCTCAAGCACGCGCCCACCAGAAAAACCCATCTCCTTCACCGCCTTCCAGATTGAAGTAACAATCTCCTGGCTTGTGTAGTGGGCATCCTGCGTGCTTCTGCGCGCTGCGTCATACTCAGCATCGGTAAGCAACTCTTTAAGCTGTGCCGCCTCTTTTTCCCATCCTTTTGATACCTTGCCAGCATCACCATAAAACGCTTGAGGAATGCCACCCCAACCAACGTAACGCGCAAGCGCTTGCTGTTCTTCTGGCGTAGCCTGGCGGCCTTCAGACTCAAGCGACTTCAGGATCTTGATAGCTTCCAGATTATTCTTGAATTTGGTTTTCTGGCCACCCTCACCGATACCCATATCAGGCGTGATAGTGAACATCTTAGCCGGTCGCTGCTCTGCACTTGTGGCCTTTTGAGTTGTATCACCCTCAGGTGTCGGCGCTTCTTCTGCTGCTTTTTCTTCAGCCTGAATTAGCTCTGCATCCCCTCTTGATACTGGTCGGCCTGCATTGCCCGGCTTTTCATCTGTAACGCTTCCTGGTACATCGGTGCCGCGCTGCTCGCCTTGTCCGGTTCGCTCTGCTCCGCTGGTGGAAACAGGTGGTTCTCCCTGACCATCTGAAACGCCTCGTCCGGTTGATAGCCCTGGTTCTCCAGCTCGCTCACTTCCGCCAGTGTCTGCTCTGCCGCCTGCTTCAACGCCAGTTCCAGTGTCCCCTGCTTTTTCAGTGCTTGGTACTTGCTCGGCTGGAACTCCTGCCAGTGTTTCTTGGCCTGGCTGATCCAATTCTGTAGGTTCATTGGTTTGCTCCTGTGCTTGCTCTGGTTGCCAGGCTGCTTGTAAATCGGTGAGTAGCTTTTGCTTTTGCGACTCTGGTAAATCAGATCGTTCAATGGCTCGCTGAACGGCCACGCCCTTTGATTGTCTGTTCTCTGCGCCTGGCTCACTGGCAACATTGTTAATACGCCCTTCAATATCTCTGCGCACTTGTCGCTGCCCTGGCGTCAAAGTGGCATAGTCAATTAAACCGGTTAACGCTTCTGCGTCATTCCACACTTGGCGAGCCGCATCACTATCAAGCTTGCCAGCCTGGCGTAACTTGTTAGCGTAATCTCTCGCCTTCATTAAATCGTTTCGCCAATCAGCTTTAGGCGTCAGTGCATCGTCAACTCGCTCGGCGGTATCTGCCACAGGAATATCCTCTGCGCTACGCTTTCCAGGCTCTGAGGCAATATCACTAGGCTGTTTCTGCTGTGCTGGTTCAGGTACTCGTCCAGGCTCCTGGCTTCGCTGCTGCTGATCACCTTGTCGTTCAACGCCTGCTGTATCCACTCTTGCATTTTCTTCACCACGCTTCTGGTTGTACTCCTGAATGCGGTTATCTCGAATGAAAACGCCCCCATCCTTTTTGAAAGCATAGGGGTCAATTTCTTTGGCCTGGTCCAATGTCATTTCACGATCAATGACGCCGGTTAGTTCCTTTCCTCGCTTGGTTGTGTGCTGAACTCTCTCAGCGCCTTCACCATAGACTGGCGCCGCATCAGCTGGTTGTGCTTCATCTTGAGCTTGTTCTTCAATTGGCGCTTCTTGCTTGGGCTCATCCTTAACTTGCTCCTTGGTCTGTTCTTCAACAACCACTTCCTGAGTAGGAACTTCAAGCGGTACATCAACATTCTCAGTCATTGCTGCCTGCTTTGGCGCGTAATCAACTACTGGCGCCGGTTTAACTCCGCGCTGTTCAAGCTTCTCTGCAACAAGCTCTGCCATGCTTTTTCGCTGCACTGGCTGCTGCTGTTGCTGAGCATTTGCAGGATCAAAGGCTTGTGCTGCCGCCTGCTCTGCTGGTGCAAACTGAGTTGCATCAACAATTTGGTTAAGAACCTCACCAAGTCGGCGCTCTTTGCTTTTTGATACATCAACACCGGATTTTACTACGGCCCCAGCACCACCCATCAAACCAGTAACGATGGTTGTTGGAACTACCTGTTTACGGAAAGCATCACCAACACTAAGCTCCTCATTGGTCATTCCGGCTTCGAGTTCAGCGCGATTCTGGCCGACTGCGGTAGCTGTTTCGGTCACATTCTCAGTGCCAAGTGTTGTCGCGGCGCGCTTAGTAATCTCCATGAGCTTTTGTTTGCCCATGCCTTTGAGTGGCGCAGTGAAAGCGCGTAAAAATACAAGGTTTCCAACGGCTTCTGGTATCGCTTCCCATGCGCCATACTTTGTCGCGGCAGCGTCGAACTCAGCGTAAGCTTTATCCCATTCTTCTTGGGTAAGCTCACGCCCATAAATTTCTTTGGCTTTTTGGTTTAACCCTTCTTGGACGCGGCTCAAGAACTCATCACGGCTACCACGATAAGCAACAGTCCCGGCTGTTGTACCTGCCGCCATACCTGTAGCGATTGGATTTTTGGTAACTAAACCAGTTAAGGCTCCAGCCGTAATAGCTGATGTCATTGTGCTAAGGCTGTATCCGAGAGACTTACCTATTCCGTAGAAAGAGTCATAGTTGGGGTCTGGGTTTTCTGGCGGCTCCGGCTCAGTGTAATCAATAGCGCGGTCTAGCCATGTTTTATCCGCCGTTTCATCTCCACCACGAATGGAACGCATAACGGTATTGGCTGCGCCAGGTATGAGATCAGGCAACTCCTTGATCGTAATATCGGTGGCCTCTGCAAGCGCCTGTATGGTTGGCCTGCCTTCAGGGTTAAATACAGGGCGACTACCGCCAACGCTCTTGTAAACCTCATCGACTGACACCCCTTTCTCTTTGGCTATCTGGCGAGCCTGATACTCAATCCATGCGGCATCTTTGTTGGCTGGAATAATGCCTTTGATCTTGTCCCACAAGGTAGGCTCATAAGCCACCATCTGAGGACCTTCTGGCACATTGCGCGCAGCGCCGGTAAACCCATCTATTTCTGGCTCACCAAAAGAAAGCGCATTCGATACGCGCTGCATGATTCCTGGTTGTTCTGGCTCTGTCTTCGGTCCGTAAAGCTCATTGTGCCAGGCGGCCAACTCCTTGGCGCCCTGGGTATCCCCTGAAAGGTGTGCTTTCTCAAGTGCTGTTAGCAACTGGTCCTTTGTAGGTTGTTGGTTCTCTGCCATCCCCGCCTCACTGTGAATACATTTCAAGTAATTTGTTGCGGTCTATATTACCACTTTGCCCCAAATCTTGAACCTGAATACCAAGCTTTCTCGCTGCTTGTGTTACAGCTTGCGAGCGAGTAACGCCACCTTGGCTATAAATCTTAGCCGCTTCAGTTGCAATAGACTGGACCTTGCCGCGTGTGGCCGGGTCAAGGTTTTGAAGGTTGCCTTGCTGGTCAAACAAACCACCAAGCAACTCGCCAGCCTGGCGATACATCAATGACTCATCAGCTGACTTTAAGCCACCATCGCCACTCGCACGCGTTAATGCGTTCTGCCGGCTTGTCTGACGGTCAAGCTCTTGGCTACTTGTTGTGCGCTCGATAACTCGGCCATCCTTATACAAGCGGTCCTCTGTGCCAAACGTCATGCGTTCAGGGTTCTGTAGCAACTCATCAACTTGGCGAGCTCTGGCAAGCTGCATTTGAAGGAAGTTAGGATCGTATTGCTCAGGCATTTTTGCTGCGAGCTCTGGGGATACACTTTGGCGCGCAAGCTGATAAGCCTGCTCAGGGTTTTCAGACTGAAGAACATAGGCTGACATTTTGCCAACTGCATCAATATTTTCTTGCGTTTGCTGGCGCTGGCGATCATCCATCTTGCTCAATGAGTCAAGCATCTTCTTAGCTTCTTCAGGGTCAAAAGCGTTTAACTCTTGCATGGCTTGTTGATCGCCAGCTGAAGCCTTTGAGCGCAATTCAGAAAGAGCGTTACCACGCTGCCGCGCTGCATCACGATCTTCCTTCTTCCAGTCCATCATCAACGCGTTGCTCTCGCGTGACTGACGCGCACCTTTCACGGCCTCAACGGTTCGGTAAACCTGGCCTAAGTCAATTCCAAAAGCATTAGCCATGGTTAGCCCCCCTGCATCATGTTGTACATTAGGTAGTTTTGCATACCTTGGTTTGCTGCCTGGGCGTAACCTTGATAAGCGCTTGCCCTGGCGTTGCCCTGATTTATTGCGTTCTGAGCTAACGCATTGCCTGTGGCTAACGTGCTCTGCGTTACATTGCTTGCCATATTCTGCCTTGCATTTGCATCTGCCTGGTTAGCCACCTGGCCGACATTAGATAACGAAGCAAGCTGATTAAAGTTCATGGCCTTAGCACCTGCATTCCTTGCGTATGCGTTGGCATATTCGTTACTTGCAAAGTTCTGACCATACCTCGTTACCGCTCTATCCTGAGCGCCAGACATAAGCCTACCTCTCGCCGCTGCACTTGCATCAAGAGCATTAACGCCCTCTTGCATCCTGAATTGGTATCCAGGATCAGCTTCAAACTTGAAATTGCTTGGATCGAATCGACCTGAAGCAATGCCTGCCTGAAGCTCACCTAATGCTTGCGTGCCAATCTCACGCCATGGAGCATTATCTTCACGCTGCTGGTCAAACACTTCTCGCTGAAACTCGATAGTTTCGCGGTTAGCCTGGACTTGGGCATCACTGGCTTTTTGTGAAGCTTTTGACTGTGCCTTGCTTGACTTGTTTGCTGAGTATGCGCCAACAACGGCGCTACCAACTACTGCTGCTGCAACAACTGACATGGCTCATTCTCCTGTTCGTTTGGTAGCGCTGCACGCTCGCCGGGCGGTAACTCCCGGAATTGCGCCATGCTGAATACCGTTAAAATATCTTCAATGCCTTCAGGACTTGTGGCATCTGTCTTGTGCACAGTGATCCAGTGCGTATCTTCGTGAGCATATCCTGCACGCTTCCTTCCTGGCACACCTTCCATGATGTTTACGCCGGTCAATCGCTTAACACCATCAGGCGTTGCAACTGTAATGTCACCACTCAGCATAATGTCCACATAACCAAACTTGTGGACTCGCCCAGTAAGTAGCGTGCCCTTTGGAATAGTGAGCTCACGCGCATACATTCCATTCACAAAACGGTGCTCTACTGGCATTTCAACCTGCTCATGATCGAGCATGATTTCTTCCATGGCCTCAATTTTTTCATTAACCTGCTCAGCTAAAAGCTGGTGGACCTGCGCCGGTGTTAAATCATCCATTAAAACACCTCTACGCCAGATCCCATTACAACAATGTCAGTGCTTGCAGCTGTTCCGGTTTTGCAATGAATGGCATCGCCAGGCTTCATAATCTGTCCTTCAAGCTGGTAAGCTGGCCATGCCTCATTTGCATCAATAAGTTTGGCGCTTACAACCTTGTTTGCGTTAGTTGCAGAATCTCCCGCTGGAACAATATGGACGTCTATTGCCTCAGCATCTGCGCCATGGTTTGTGAACGTAAGCTTGCTAATGATTGTTTTCTTGCTTGCCGGGCTGGCATAGTAAGAAGTCAAGGTATCGCTGATAGCTTGAGGCTCAATAATTTGTACTGGTACGGCTTGCATATTAATCTCCTAAATTCCTGAATAACTTTTTGTGCCAACAAAGGCCATAGATGAGACCATGGCCTTTACCGACTCAATCTCTTTTTTTAGTTCGGCTATTTCACTGCTATGCGATCTATTCATAGAGTTAACCATAACGCCAACCGATAATATTGCCTCAAGCAACTGTTGAGTGTTATCTGATTTAGATTGCATAGCAATAACCATTGCATTACCAATCACGTCATTTAGTTGTTGATGACCTAAGCTGCTACCAATGTTAAAAACTTGCTCTCCTGGACCGTCTTGTTGAACAGGCTTGACTGAAGGCTGCGACTTTAATCCAGTCATAAGCTTTACTATAAAATCACTTGCATCATCATTGCCGCCAGACCGCTCCCACAATCTATGAAGAAAGTCGGAAAGAGCCCTTGTTGGATAGCCCGTTCTTGGGTCAACAACTTGCACCGCCAATGGTGGCGGATCTACTTTAATTCCTGCCACCTTTAACCTCCGCAAAAGCTGAAATCATTACAACTGGAACCGGATCAGACACAACAACTCTAAGCTGTCTTTGCCTGAACATTCCCAATCGGTTCCACTTGACTCTAGTGAGATAATTACCAATCTTCCCAATATCTGCAAAGTATTCATTGCTCCATGTTTTACCACCATCATCGGACCAAGAAAGCATTGCTTGCGGGTTACTTCCATAACCATCAACAATTCCAACGCCAGACTCCATATCTATTTCAAAACTGCTCATTGAAACCCTGCTTCTTCCTGCGTGAACTTGTGGAGTAACAAGCTCCCTTCTTATTGGGTCCCCATGATCGCTGTAAGAGCTCATATCTAGCATATAGATAATGTTGTTTTGAAAATCACCAACCAAGTGTCTGTCGTAGCACCTTGCGTAACAGTTTGAATGATGCCTACCCCACTCGATATGCGATCTTTCATGCCACATTCCGGTAGATACGTCATAGCACCATGTTAAGTTTTGAGAAGGAAACGTGACCACATAAAATAAATGGCCTTCCTCAGTGTAAGTGTAGGAAAATGAATCAGATATTTTTCCATTTTCAATGCTAAACTCAACGGCGTGCGTGCTTATTCTTTGAGGTATATATCCATTAGCACGATATACAACACCATCCTCACCAAGCCAGAACACACTATTATCAATCTTTGTTGCGCTATGAGGCGCCGCTATCCCTTTCTCTACAAAAGCGCCCTGCATTCTTTCAAATGGAAAATCTGGATCGCCGCTGTTGTACCAAACCTCTACACTGTGCTCACCAAACAACCACAACTCTCTGTGGTCTGATAGGACAGCAAGCGTATCATCTGGCGCCCCCTCAGCGCTTGCATAATCAAGCGGGTCAAAATTAACAGACAAAAGCTCGCTTAAAAAAAACTGACCTGTATTTGCACGATTAAAAATGAAATACCCATCCTGGTATGCAACTGTGTTTGCTGGATACCAGCCATCACCAGAAAGCTCAGCAAGCCCACCTTCCGTACTGTATGAATAACCTTTGTTGCCATCAACAAATACCAATATCGCACCATTATCAGAAGCGCTAACCCTGCCAGAAAGGAACACATCACCTATCTCTGACACCCCACCGAACTTATCAACCTTGTATAGCTTTGTTGGCGTCATGGCATAAAGCCTGTTATCCATAACATGAAGGCATAACACCGGACCGGTAGGAAGCTCTGTGAATTTCGCGGTACCTGGCGTTCCGTATATTGCAACCGGCGACTTGCTATCTGGAGGCATAGACTCAGCGTAAAGATTCACAAGCCTTGAGCCATTAACCGCCTGGCTCCTGCCTTTATTTGTTCCGATCGCTAGTTGAACTGGTATTTTCATAATGGACCATGGTTAATGTCATACCCATTCTTGCGTATCAATCCTGAGTCAACCTCAACCGTCCCCATGCGGGTTTTGCTGTTTGTCCGCTTCAGCACCATGATTGCTTGCCGAAAGCCTGCTGCAACTGCTGGCGTAACGTCAACGCCATACTCTGGAGCAAGCTCGATAGCCAATCCAAGGCGAATGGCCTTGTCATATCCTGGTGGAAACTGAACAGACTCAGTGAGTGCTGGTAACTCGGTGATAGGCTTTGTTGTGACCAACTTCAGTGTATCTCCAGCTGTGGGAATGCAACTGAACTCAAGGCGGCCAAGTGGGTATTCTGGTTCGTAGTAAACGTAGTCGGGTGTATTTACAACCGTATCCTTCAAGCTGATATTGGCCCAAAGGTTCAAGCTGGCAATACTTACCGGCATCTCAAGATTACCGGCATCACGAATACGCACATTCTCAATGGTAGTGGGGCGAACAGTGTCAAAGTCTCCACCAGGACCAATGGTATAGGTTCGCTTGCTGCTCAGTGTGAATGACTCATGCGTCAATGCGGGAACAAGCAAGCCCTCATTACTCCAACTATCAAGCATCTGCTTTGCATATTGAAGTGCATCCTGTGCTTCAGAAGGCTTTGCCTGCTCCCCACTGGCAAGCACGCCGATAGTGCGCAAGGCACCATCAATCAGTTGCTTGGTCGTTGCCATCTAGTTTCTCCTGGATCTTGGCAATCAATGTTTCTTCCTTCCAGGCTTTGATAAGCTTTAGGCCAAGACCTTTACCAAGCTCAACGTGCTCATCTTTGGTAAGGCTCTCAGGGTTCTCCTGGAATGCGCTTAACAGGCCCTGCTGTTCAGCTGCAAGCCCTGCGTCTCCATCATTGCCTGATTCTTCAGCCTGCTTGAACTCTGCCGGCGAGTCGCGCCAACCTTCTTGCTCAAGATCGTCAATGTCTGCTTCATCTTCCAGGGTAAAGAGTTTTGCACCCTTCTCAGGATGATAAAGCCACATACGCTTTGGTTTATTCTCTGGCATTGCGTTTCTCCGTCAATGATAAAAGGGCGGCACTAGGCCGCCAGGTTAACTATCTTAGCCTGCTGCTGACCACATACGGTGAGCAAGTTCAGGATAGATAAGGTGAGTACCCCATACCGCATCAATACGGGTGATCTCGGTTTGCTGGTTAATGTCGTATGCACCCGTCATGCACAGCGACAAACCAGAATCAGGATCACGCACGCGTGACTTGACGGTAGCTGACTGAGGCAGCTCAAGGTCAACCATTGCCAGGGCACAAGCGTCACGATGGAACAGGAAGTTCTGACGGTAGCTTGTGTCTGCGGTACCTAACACGGTGATAGCTGCACCATCTGCTGGCGCTGCTGACACGTTCTGGAATGCAGAAAGGCTCACAGTGTTACCTTCAGCATCCACAGTGGTCAGTGTGCCATCGTTGATAGCAGGGCTTACCGGGATAGTTGCATTGCCTGAACCATCACTATTCACATCTGCTGTCACAACAAAGTGCTGTAAGCGGCCAGTTGACTGATAGCTTTGCGGATTGATCTCATAGACGCCCGCAAAGGTAATAACATCACCCTCTTTCAGCAATCCAGTTACACCAGTGTCCCAGCCATCGGTAACAATGCTTGAACCAGTTTGGTCTGCACCATTAGTCAACGGCGTACCACCATGCGCACCAACAACGTGAACAGGAATGTTCGCAGACTCAAACAGGTCAAAGCCTGCAAGTGGCCCCATGTAGCCCTTCTGCAACGCACCTTTCACCATTGCTTCATTGTACTTATTGCTGATTGCGTCACTGATTTCAGCGCCATCAAGCATATTCAAGATACAACGGCGCATACCATCATCAGGCACAGCCACGTTACCCATGTAAGCTTTCGCCAGGTGGAATGACTTGGTGCCGATCGCAGTGCCTGGCGTGCCTGAACTGAAAAACGCTTTCTTCATTTCAAGCAGAATAGAGCGGTCAATCACGTTTGCCAGCTGGATAATACCAGACTTCAGGTAACGCTCTGAGAACTGCTCAATGCTAAGTGTGCGGTCACGCATGGTTACTTCCAGACCAAAGTGCTCTTGGCGGTTAATCTGGAATGGGATTGTCTGATCGACCATCGGCTGCTTCTGCAACACACGACCTGACGCGGTTTTAGTACGGAAAGGCTTTTTCAGGCTGATAGTGTCACCAACCTTTGCAAAACGCCTTTCCAGGTCACGGTAAACAAGCGGTGCTGTTACCAAGTTGTTTTTGAGAAGGCGTAACGCCTCTTTGATGATAATGTCATCCGTTAAGATGCGATTACCCTTTTCACCTTGTACGCTCATGGCTTAATACTCCAAAGTTTCTGTTACCAAAAGCCTCGGCCACCACGTTGTTCCTTTTCGTTCTGAGTGCGCTCGTATTCAGCAAAGTCCATATCTTGTGGTGCCTTGCTGGTTGAGTCGCTTCCCTTAACAGGATCAATCGGGTCCGGGGCGCTAGTTGTCTTTTTACCGGGCTGTTGCGGTTTGGCTGCAAGCTTAGCTTCGATTTTTCCAATCTCCTTTGCTTGGGCAATAGGTGATAGTTTCGCAATGCGTGCTGCCTCTTGCTTGTTCTTACCAAGGTGATAGGCAATTGCTCCTGGATCATCAGAATCCGCCATGGCAACAACCATATCGCGGGTGATCTGCAAATCCTCTTGGCCGATTACTTCATCAAAGTCCTTGAGTGTTTTGCGCGTTTCGCTAAATGCGTCCTGCACATCCTCAAGTGCTTCAGTGAACTCTGTATCTTGGTCGCCTTTGTCTTTGCTGCTGTCATCAGCTGCGGCCTTGTCGTCCTTCTTGCCTTTGGCGCCAATCTTCTGATCGGCTTTCCAGTCGGCTAAGGAATCAAGGTACTCGTCATAGCTATCAAAGTCTGACGGATCAGGTTCGCCTTCATCGTCCTGGGTTTCAGGCTTAGCCTTGCCACCCTTATTGCCTTCAGCTTCTTGCAGTTTACGCTCTGCTTCTTGAGCTCGGCGCTCTGCTTCAGCTGCACGCTTGGTCAAGCGGTCAATGCGCTTCTGAAAACGGCCACGGCCTCGGCGGTGGCTCGCTTCCTCGCCGGCATCGTCATCGGCGTCTTGTTCATCGGCATCATCCTTGCCACTGTCCTGCTCTTGGGCGGTGGCCGATTCATCACCCTCTTGTTTTTGAACCTGAGTTTGCTCATCTGCCTTTGCAGGCTCTGGTGCTTGCTCAGTTTCGGCGGCCTCGGCAGTAACAACTTCAAAGTTGTCGGTACCAGTGGTTTTGTTTTCGTCTGCCATGCGCGTTCTCTCCTGTCGCGGATTGTTTAACCCCATGAAGCCATGGGTAGCTTATAACTACTTGACATTATAACGTGAAAATACTAATGAGCAATCACGTTAAGCTTAACCTTGGCTTTGAGCCATTAGTTCTGCCATCGCCTCAGCAACCAGATTACGCACAATTTCTTCCAGTGAGCCTGGCCCGGCCATCATTGCGGCCTGCTCTATCTCTGCCAGCTTTGCCTGCGCTTCAGCTGTCTTAGCTTGTGCCATTGCCATATCTGCTTGTGCTTTGGCGGTGTCTGCTTTGGCTTTCTCCATATCGGCTTGAGCCTGAGCCATGTTAGCTTGCTGCTCTGGTGACGGCTGAGGCGGTTCAATGCCTGCTTCCTCCATTTCATCCTGATCAAGAATGCCTGGTGGCAATGTTTTCTGTAGTCGGCGCGCAATATCCTGGGCGCCTGGCCAGTCCATGTTCTTGGCAATAAGATCAAGGACCACTCCACCGGCTGCTGGCACAGCCTGTACAAACTGCATTAAGCTGTCTGCCGCTTCCATTCTCTGCGTTTGGTAGCTTGGACCTGCCTTAACAGTCACATCAAACTTACCTGCTGCAATATCGTTAACCAGGACTGGCTTTTGAGTTTCCTCATCCATAATCATCTGGTTTATCTGCACCCAATCGCCTTCACCATCATGGAAGCGTAAGCGCAACACACGCTCACTGTCATACACACGCGGGATAAGCTCAATCAGTATCTTGCCCACACGGCGAATAGCGCGACTCAAGTTGTCGATATAAGCAAACGTACCGCGATCACCCTGGCGCTGTCGTGCAAGAATTGCTTTGCCGCTTTGCTCATTACCCTGGGCGCCAACACTCGCATCATACAGGCCAATGGTCGCTTTCATTTCATCAGTGGCGCTCAATGCAAGCTGAAGCTCTGCCGCTGGCATACTGGCCGGCATATCACGCTGAGGACGGTCAACACCTGGCAATGCGTTGTAGCGTAGAACGCTCATGTTCTTGCGGTTAGCCTGATTCCATTCTTCCTCATAGCCTTCAATTGATTCTGCCGGCGCCACCCATGGCGCTTTAGGCGCAAGAGCAACACGCTCAGTTGCTGCTGTCATCCAGTAGTTGTGCATACGCTGAGCGTCCTTACCAAAGCGAATAAGGCCACGGTAGTAAGTCTTATCGCCTAGCACCATTTCCTTGCCAAGCACCGGCACCACTGGAATGGTTGAGCCAGGCCAATCAACTGAACCTTCCAATACATCGTATGCTGTTACCTTCATCCATTTAACCTTGTACGTCTTGACGCGTCTTTCACGCGTGACTGTCGTACCAAGGTCGCGCAACTCATCAAGCACATCCTTTACTTCATCTTCCCAAACGGTGCGGCCATCACTCAGCAATAACAAATTTCTGGTAACTGGTTCACGGTAGAAGTATTCAGATACACGCACGCCTTCTTCATTGGTCCACCAGCTGTACTCGCCACGCTCTGCATCACTGAGATCCCCAACTGCCTTACCTGGATACCGCTTCTTAAACTCGGCCTTGCTCATGCGCTCACTGATAAAGCACCAGTTTGCATCACTGTAGTCTGGCTCTGTTGCGTCCGGATCCATCAGCACAGCAAAGCGGTTATGAATGCTCTTAATGCACAAATCCAGGTCAAAGGCATCGTCAGTGCTGTACTTGGTTAGTACGCGCAACCAACCAAAGCCACCTTCAACTGCGTGCTGGAATGCGTTGTCATAGTGCGCTTCTGCGTTACTTGTGTATTCAATGTTGCGGATCAGACTTTCATATACTTCTGCCAAGCTGTAATCAGAAGTACCAGCAACGTTAGGCACCTTGCTTGTGTCCTTGGTGGCGTTAGCCTCAACCGGGTGAACCTGTATAGCCGGGCGGTTCTGTCGCTGATCACCCAATACTTGGTCAACATATTGCGGCAACTTATTGAGCGTTAAGCATGGGCGGCCTTCGTCCTCACGCTCCTTGCGCACAGACTCAGGCCATTGTTGGCCGGCAAGGAAGGCAATATCTTCCTGTGCTGCATCAAAGTTATGCTTCCAACAAGTAACGGCGTGTGCCGCTCGCTCTCGTATTTCCTGAAGCATTGCCTCTTGGCTGTCGTCATCCCTGGTCTTAATTGGTTCGTTACCTGGTAGCATGGCTTTCTCCTGTTACGCGCCCATCCAGCCACCGGTACCCATCGGCATTGGCTTGGCTGGCTTCTTCGGTTCTTTGTCTTTCCAATGCAAGCCCATCTGCTGAATTGCATCGGTGTAGTTTGTTGCCCACTTGGGCCCTGTCTGATCTTTGAAGGTTTCGTTGTCGTGATCCCACTCGCGGCGCAATGCCTTGAGACCATCCCAACCTTTCTCACACCTGGCGTTATCAATCCAGATACGCGGGAACAGCATCTTCAAAGCGTTGATACTGTCACGCTTGCTCTTACAGCGCTCAACCAGCGTGAACTTGATACCCATGGTCTTGGCTACCTCAATGCGGCTACGCTTGGTCATCAGGTCACGCACTGCCAGATCGTGAGGCCCTAAGTGCTCAGCGTATCGAATGCCGTACTTGTCGGCAAAGTCATGCAGCCAGTTGATATAGTGCTCCATGCCTTCGTTGTTGTTGCCATAGCAGGCAATCATTCGTAGCTCTTTGCGGTGCGGCTGCATAAGCCACACAACCATATCGTCATTGATACCAAGATCCCAAAACGTGTAAACCGGCAATGACTTCTCAACCGGTATGGCACAGTAGCGACCTTCCTCAATGAGCAATTCAACCTCTTTCTTGTACACAACGCCTTCAGCTAGGGCCTCATCAGGGTTTTGCTGGTACTGCGAGCTAAACATATACGCGTCTGCTTTCTCCATAGCGAGTAACACCTCTGTCGGTTCTTTGTCTGGCCAGTAGCTTGTGCGCTTGCCGGTGAACTTGGTGTCATTAATACACGCCTCGCGCATATCTGCCGGCAACGAATCCAGGTATTCCCTGTCAATGAGCGCCGGGACCTTATACACAAGGTAGTCATCCGGTGCCTTGTCACTTAACAGGAAGTCGGTACTGTCTCCCTTACCAATGCGCTGCTGAACCATAATGATAGGCACGCCATCATGTGCCAAACGTGAGCGCACGACTCGGTTCAGCTGTTTGTTGCCCTTATCCATCACCTTTGCGCTGTTCTGGTCTTTAGGTGGCATTGGATCATCAAGTATAAGCGCACCGGTAAAGCCTTCTTGCATGAAGCCTGCCCGGCGTCCTGTTACCTGGCCGTTGATACTGGTACCAAACATTCGGTGCATATTGTCGTTCTGGTCATGGTACTTCCAGTCACTCTTGCCCTTGGTGTCCTTGCTTTGCCTCATCGGCCACAGTGATTGAAATTCCTCGCTGTCGATAATCTCTTTTACCCTGGCGCTGTTTTCAGTTACCAGATCATCGGAATAGCTAAGCGGTAACCACCTGGTTGAACGGCCTTCCTTGATACACTGGATGATGCACCACACTGGCCAATGTATTGACCATATCTCTGTCTTGGTTGAGCCTGGCGCTACATTCACAATACCGCGCTTAATCTTTCCTTGGTAAACCTGCTCAGCAAGCTGACACTCATAAGTGTGGTGCCAGTTCTTCCTGAAGTATTGGCCTTGCAGTAGCTGGAACCAGATACGCATAAAAGCCTCAAAAGAGGCTTCACTCATCACCTTAACAGCTATCTTCTCAGCGTCCGTCATATCCTCCCACTTCAGTAAGCGGATAGGCTGGCCGTTCGGTAGGTGCTCAAGATCACTCATAGGCGTTCAAGTACCTTGTTGATAGCTTCAGCAATGTCAGGCGACTTAACATCAGCCTGGATCTGCAATGGCTTACCATCCTTGCCGGTGACTTCATGCTTACTTGGCGCGTTCCATCCTTCCAGGTCTGCAATCTGCTTGATGGCGCTATGCGGATCATGCAATTCAAGCTTTGGCCCAAACTTGGTGGCTGTAACAGACTTGATTGCCGCTGCCGCTTCAGGCGTGAGATCATCACTGTTCTTGATTCGCCACACTGTTTGCTTTACCGGGTTGCCATCTTCATCTTCACCAACAACCTGCTCAGCAAATTCAGCAATATCTGTCATCGTGACGCGTGCTGCACGCGTGAGCCTTTCGAGCGCCTCCTGTCTTGTCATTACTGCATCACTGGCGGCCGCATTCATTAGTGACTCATAAAACTTCTTCACCTTAGCGTCAGTTAGCATACGACTAACGATTGCATCAGCTGATTTCTCGCTCTTTGTCTTACCGCCAGCTGCGTAATAAGCCTCACGCTGGCTCATCTTCCCTGTAGCCAGGTTGATAACAGTCTTACGCTGAAGCGGTGTCAGCTTACTGCCAAGCTCAAGCTGTTCTTCTGTCAGCGTTACACTCATGGTCTAATCCTTCTTGTTCGGATATTCCTCATCGTCTTTTGCTGTGCTGAATGGCGCTTGGCCGTTTTCTGGCTTCCAGTAAATACGATGTTGAAACCACTTTTCCATAATGAATATTGCCCGGCCTCCCATGTGGCCGCTTATCCCGGTTAATGCTGCTGTCATGTAGAAGCTCATACCCATCTCTGCGCATAAGTACGCGGTAATGAGTCCAGCAAAGCCGCTTATGGCCCACTCGCCAACAAGCTCAACCAGGGAAAATGGCGTCTTGGTTTTTCTGACTCGGTTAATGTAAGACACGGTGCCACCCCATATTGCAAGGAATATGAACCATAGGTACCCAAGGCCAGCATCAACCAGCATCTTGATAATGTTTGAACCGCCTTGACCATCAGGCATACGCTACCGCCCCCATATTCCAGTTAGTTTTGACTTGGGCCGCCACCTTTCTGATCTCATTTACCAAGTTGATAGCCTGATCAACGGTTTCAATCACAGTGATAGCCCCCTTAAACCCTCCATGGAACTTCACTTGCGCTGGTGTCAGCCTGCGCTTGCTCGGAACCTTGCCCCCATCCTTTACTTCTACCAATACGGTAATGCCACCATAGCCAACAACCAGATCGGTCATGCCATCATGGGCGCTGCTTGTGATCTCCACGCTAACACCCATACCCCTCATAACTTCAACTAGCTCCTGCTGGTTCGCGTCAGTCTTTGCTGCTCTGCGTGCCATTTATTGTTCCCTTGCCTTACCCTTCAGCTTTTCGTATGTGCGCAAGCCTCCCATACCAAGCATGGCGAGGATGAGCTCGAAAAGGTTATCTGTTGGGATTGTTGGCACTGTTGCTACAGCGCCGGTGGTGGATATGATGAATGTTGCTACCGGGTACCCGACAAATTGCCAGAATACGCCTATACCGCAAGTCCATCCAATGAACGGGCGCCAGCCTGCTACAAACAAAGACTTATGCGCCGCTTCCTGCTTGTTAATGTCAGCCTGGGCCTTATTGAGCTCAACCATTGCATTAAGCTCTGCCAGTTCGCCATTCTGTTGCAACTCAATAAGCTTGAGTTTTGCTTTTTCGGCTGCTTCCTTATCCGGTATCAGCTTATCAATGATACTTGTCACTGGACCTATTAATAAATCAAGCATTGATAACCTCCATGTGCGGATAGTCCCAACCATGAAAAGAGCGGCCCTTGTTTCCAAACGTGCCGCCCCATCGTAGTGAAATCGTGATCTTGCCTTGCGCTTTTAATCGCTCAGCTGTCGAAAGGATTGTTGCGGCCACCATTGCCAAGTGAACCTTATCCCAACTTGCCGAACCATTAAGGTAGGCGTAGAAGTCCAGCGCATTGCCATGCTGGTGATTGCTCAGCTTGTTGTAACCATCGGCCTTGCTCTTGTTATCCAGGAATAGCGAGTGCTGTTCTTCCGCACTCCTTAAACCGCCATACTCAGGGATACCAAAGTCGATAGGTGATACAGCTAAAGATTCGTGAAACACCAAAACAAGCTCAGGATGAACGCCGGCCATCCTGCTCTTGCTTCTTTCACTAAATTTGAACGCCATAGAACACCCCGTTTTTATTGTCAATACAGGGTTGATTATAAACCAATGTCAATATAAGTCAGCCTCTTTATAATCGGTTTCGCTGGCGGTCTATTTTCATCATCAATGAATTAAGGCGCTTTGCTGCCGCTTCCGCCTCGCTTCTTAATGTCACAACAATCTTACCAGGCAATAACCACCCGCCTTTTGGCAATGCCTTTACCGTTGCCATACCAATGTGAATGTCCTTGCTGGCTACGTCTTGCCAGTCTGTTTTTGCTTGTCCTTTCATCGTTGGAATATCCACTGTCAATCTCCAAGGTTAACGCGTGCCTCACGCGTGAAGCACGCAACAATAACGCGACTATCTTTAATGACCGGCCACGTAACGGTCAAAAAGGGATGTCGTCATCGAAGTCCATTGGCGGCTCATTGTACTGAGGCGGTGCGCTCTGCCTTTGACTTGCTCCCTGTTTCGCCTGGGCATAACCCCCGCTTTGCTGCCCCTGGAACTGTCCGGAATTTCCGGATTGTTGCCCTTGCGGTTTACCGTCAAGCATCTGGAACTCACCACCAGGGCCAACGACAACCTCAGTAGTGTACTGATCTTGACCTTGCTGGTTCTGCCACTTGCGCGTGCGTAACTTGCCATCAATGTAAAGCTTTGAGCCTTTGCGTGTGTACTCGCCGGCCACCTCTGCCAACTTCCCGTACAACACAACACGGTGCCACTCGGTTTTTTCTACCGACTGCCCTGTCTGCTTGTCTTTGTACTGCTCACTGGTGGCAATGCTTAGATTTGCCACGGCGGTACCGTTAGGCATGTATCTGATAGTTGGATCGTCACCGAGATTACCAACAATGATTACCTTGTTAATTCCGCGTGCCATTGCGCTCCTCCAAAGTTTGCCAGGCTTCATCTTCATCGCTGATAACACCATGCTGGCGGTCAACGCATTCACCCCTGGCTTGTTCAATTACCTGGTCAAACGCTTTTATCAACCCTTGCGCCTGCCCTCTTATTTCGCCGTTCATGTGCTTCTCGTGCTTCTGAGCCAGTAATCCATATTCACGGCGCGACACATCAAGCAATTCCACCAGCAATTCAATGTTGGCTTGCTGCATCCGTATTAACTCGTTGGCTTTGTGAAGGTCTTTGATTTCTTCCACTGTCACCTCCTTTCCAGCTGCTGCGTATGCCACTTTGAATGGCACACCTAACTGAAGCATTGTCATTATTGGCATGAAACAAAAGCCCGGCGCATGGCCGGGCCTCCCCTGTTAAGCTCTGAACTTACCTAAGTAAGTGATCAGCTCATAATCTTCAAAGCTGTCGTTCAACAACTCCATGAACTCTTGGCCCATTTCTTCCTGGACTGCTTCAAGACGCTTAATGCGAGCCACCAGCGCCGGCGCCTCACCACCAGTCAGCACAGATAGGCGTAACTCAAAGCTTCGTTCTGCCAGGCCGTTGTAAGGAATACAGGTGAAGCGGAACCCTGAAGGCATACCATGATCACTGCGCGCTTCAACATTTTCCAGGGCGCTGCGACTTGCTTTAAAGTCCTGAACTTCATGATCTTCCTTGCGGCTTGATTCGATAGTCAGGCGGCGAACAGCACTGATAGCCTTGGTCAACGCAATAGCATCACCTTCAGCATTGTATGCCTGGATATGATCACCCCAATCTTCCAGGAACTCAGCCAAGCGCTTTTGCGTCAGCTTGTTACCGTCAACATCCAACACGGCGCGATATTCTGCTGTTTTCTGAAGTTGAAGCTTTGCAGTGTAGTCTGCATGGCCTGGCTGTTCTTCTGTGCCAAGGTTGAATACCGTCACTGCGTTCATGGCTTCAGGATCAACAAAGCAAGCTGCACCAGTGCGGTCATGGTCAGTACAGTAGCGCACAAAATCTTCAGGGCTGATTGTGCTCATGGCGCCACGATAGCGAACACGGCCAGCCATGTAGCGCTCAAGGTTTTGAATGTCGAACTTCTCCGGTGCAATAACAACCGGTGTCTGAAGGTTAACTTTATCCAATGCGGCTTGTACCGCTTCTGCTGTTTGGGCCTGTTGGATCTGCTCAATTGCTGATTTATCCATAATATTTTTTACCTTTAAGTAAGATTTTTACATAGGGCGCACAAGGCGCCCGGCGTTTAGTTGACTTTTTTGGTGTTCGGGAAAGCGCTCACCTTGTCTGAAGGTTCGCCTTTCTTGTCGAACATTTGCCCTTGGTTCTCAGGGAAGAACGAAAGCGCACCACGAGTACCAACGTGCATTGGCGTACTGGTTGAGTTGTCCTCACTGATTGAACCTTTTGAAGTTGGGCGCTTGTACTTCAGTACATGGTCAATCTGTACCTGGTGACTGCTACCAATCTGCTTAATATCAAGCGTGATACTAACAGTGCCCTTCTTACCATGGTCGATAACTGACGCGGCCACATCACTGAGGATTGCTGAAAGCTTTTCCTCAAACACGCCACCATCAAGGTCGGCAATAAACTGATCTACTTTTGTGCTCATAAGTCCACCCCATAAACAATGGATTCAAGTTCCTGTGACGCTTCAAGGCTAACGCCATGTTTGTCACACCACTCCGCCAGGCTATCCAGCGATTGAAGCTGATGTTTCAGGCGGTACCCTTCCAGGCGCCACAACTCTTTTCGCGCCGATTCTTCAGCATTCTGCTTGGCTATTTTCATTCCAAGCTCTGCGTCAAAGTTTTCAGGACTGGCACACGCGCTTATCTCGGTTGCCACACTGAAGCCATTACTCAGGAATGCTGTTGCCACTGTCGTAGTGGTGCCGGGCACCACATAGCAATGGACGTTAAGATCAGCAACCAGGCTATCAATGCGAGCCGGCGTAATTCGCGGCGCTGTCAAACCCTTGTCCTGGATCTCTTTTTCTACTGCGTTATCATCCACGGTTTTTCTCCTGTTGGATTCTGTCGTAAATTTCCTCGCGGTGAACTTCAACATCACGCGGGGCGTTAACTCCCAATTTTACTTGGGAACCATTGACGCCAAGCGGTACAACTTCGATAACCTCTCGCCCGGTGTCGATGATAAGTTTTTCTCCAATGCGTCTAGTTAAGAATCAGCACTGATATACTCCTTAAATTCTGAAAAAAGGCGATCTTCATCATCGCTTGTTAACTTATTCTCAAGCCAGCTTGCTTGCCTTCCATTCCTATCAAGAATTTCAAATTCCCATTCCTCTGGATCGTTTGGCTCAAGGCTGGCACTTGTTATCGTGAAATTAGTGCCAGGGTAGTAATGCGTAACCCTGCAAATACATGGAATCCCTGACACCTTAGTTTCAAATTCAGTCGTCATTGCCATGTTGAAAACCTGAAAAATCAGGGCTTGAAGGCCAATTAGTTATTACGCCATCACCGTCAATATTAAGCTCTATGTAATCACCATAAGAACCAGGAATAACACCGTTTGGAACATAGCCGTTGTGTATTTCTGCGATTACCTCGCCATTTGAATCAATAAGCGAGTAAGTTCCCATGTCGCATACTTTTATATGTAGGTTACGCACATCACCTTTTGGCCAGCCATATATAACCCCAGTTTCAACATCAACTTTTACTTTCCAGCACTTTTTACTTTCATCAAGCATGGGGAAGTCTGTGGGCATGTCATCATCATCAGAATCGCCAATATATCTAGGCTCAACATCAATAATGACGTATTTAACATCAAACTCTTTTTCGATTAAAAATGTCGCTTTCATGGTTTCTCCTAATGGCGGCACAATGGCCGCCTTTGATTTATTTAACTGTCACTACAAAGCCGGTGAACTCATCACCAACAATATCAACCGCGTACTGATCCATAAGCAGACTTAAAATTGCGCTGCTGTTTGAACTGTCGCACACAACCTTAATGGTTACTTCGCGGTCCTGCTCTGGTTCTTCTTGTTCTGGTGCAACCTCCTTGGCTTTCGCCTCTTGCTTATGGTGAATCGCGTCAATATCAACGCCTGGAAACTTCTCTTTGCGCTCAGCCTCAGCCTTTGCCGCCTGTTCAGCTGCTGCTTCTTGCTCAGCTGCTTCTTGCTCAGCTGCTTGTTTGGCCGCTTCTTCTTCAGCTTTCTTGGCCTCTGCCTGCTCAACCATTTCAGCCTGCGCCGCCATGGTTTCAAGCTGAGTGATTACCTGCTTATGCGCATCAAGCGCCTCTTGGTGACGATCGCCAAACTCTGCTGACGGTGGCTCATAGTTTCTCAAGCTTGCAATCTTGGCTAGTATTTCAGCTGCCTTCTTGCCCATTAAATCCATTGGGATCATGCGTAGCTTGTTGATACGATCACCAATCTGCTGTTGAAGCTCCATAGCCTTGCGCGCTTCCTCGGCCTGCTTGCGCTCCTGCTCTGAACGCTCAAACGCCAGGCGCTCGGTGTACATTTCATTAAGGCGCTCAAGTGTTTCGTTTTTGGCTTCAGCGGCTTCCTTGCTTAGCTCAAAGAAGTCCTCAGCTGTATCAATGCTGTCAACTTCCTCAATCATTTCAGCAATAGTGGCGCTTTGCTGGTTGCGAGCCCGGACCACCCAAGAACGGATACCTTCAATTTTGGTGCGCAAGCGTGCAAGGCGTTCTTCCTTCATGCGCTTTTCTCGGTCATCAAACTCTTTCTTGGCATCCTTCATTGGCGTTTCGAGCTCAACCAACGCTTCAGTAATGCGCTTTGCTTCTGCATCAATGATTCGCCCGGCGTCAAGGTATGGCTGCTTAATGCGCTTACGCTCTGCATCAAGCGAAGTGCGCAAACTAACAAGCTCTTTCAAGCCATCCTTCACAAAGTTGTAGCCTTCCTCGGTATCAAGGCTTGGCACAACACCATAGCGCTCACGCAATTCAGCAAGCGCCGCTTCGGTCTTGTTGAAAACTTCTACTTCAACTTTTCCGGTTTCAATGTTAACTTCGTTTAGTGAAGTCATAGGGTTTCTCCTTTTGGATCACTGTCAATTTAGGCCCGGATTATTCCGGGCTTCTTTTTCCGCCACATTCAGGGCACTTACTATCTGGCTTGCCCTTTCCGACAACACCACAATCCGCACAAACCAGGTCAACGTCTGGCGCTATTTCATCCATGCGAGCCTGGAAGGCATCAACAAACGGCTTTTTCGCCTTTTCTTGGTCAATACCAAGCACCTGGCACTGTCTGGCAATCTTCTTCAGGTGGCCCTGGTGAACTGTGCGCAAGGCCGCCTTGTTAGGGATTTGCCCATAGGCTTTAAGCTCGCCTTCTGCCCACTCGCCAAACTCCTGGCGCTGCTTGATAAGCTCAGCGTCTGCATCATCAGCTTTTTTCACAGACTCTTTAACGCGTGCCGCCTCAACGTATGTCTGATCATCAAACAGGCCAAGGTACACATCAGCACTAAAACCAAGCATTGAAAGGCACTTCTTGATTGCATCGGTCAGGCTTTTCTTTGGCGCATCAAAGTCAGTCATTGAGCCATAGTGAGTACCAAGCACATAAGGCGTGTGACCAAAGTGGCTAACTTCTCGGCGCTCTCCTTCATCATCCAGGTACCAAAGCGTTAACTTGATGGTGTGCATGATTGAGTTACCAAGAACATTGCCGTTGTGAATAATTGGGCCTCCCTGGTCAAAGCGTTCTTCTGTGATCTCGTAACCCCAACCTTTACCAATAGGGCCAAAAATCTCAGTTGCACGCTTTACCATGTAAGTGCCGTTAATGCTGGTAACGATTCGGCCATTGAGCTCTGAAGCCTTGGTGTATCCAGGCGCTGTTTCGTCAACCTGCTTCCAGATAGATAGGTTTTTATCACTCATCGTCATCACCTGGTTTGTATTCAAGCGCCTTCAATGACTGAATGCGGTCCTCAATGGTTTTCACTTTTGCGTGCGTATCAGCTTTGATTTTGTCTGCTGTCTTTTCAAGCATTTCAATCTCGGCCGACACGCGGTCTGTTTGCGGAACAGCAACAATCACCTCATCAGTTCCAAGCGGAATGTAACCATACTCGCTCATATCTGAAGTGAAGGCTTGCGGCTCATCGGTATGCGGTGAAACTTGGATATAGATTTTCACCTTGATTGTTTCGGGTAGGGTGTTAGCGGTCATTGCCACTCTCCTTATCGCAGTTTGTTTCAGGGTTGAAGTTTGGCCAGTAGCCTTGCTCGACCATCTGGCAGTAATGCGCCTCCTGATCAAGTTGGTCCTGGTAATCCATGGAGCCAACCAGGCCAAAAAGCCCAATCATTGCAGCCACTAACGCGGCAGACTTAATTTTCTTCTTCATAACGGCTCACTCTCCGTATCAGCGTTGAGTTGAAATTTACAGCCATATAATACACGTGTCAATAGTTATGTTTGCTTTTTTTAATTTCTCGTTGTAGCATTCACTCGAATCATCAAACCAACTATGAGGAAACGAACATGAACATTGGCCGCTCAGTAAAGGTAGCGTTGGCACAACGCGGTAAGACCGTGACCTGGCTATCTGAACAACTTGGCATTAGCCGCACACGCACCAGCACAATTGCTAACTCTGAACGGGTAAGCCTATCCAATATCGAAAAGCTGGCTGCAATCTTTGAACTCACTGCATCTGAATTTATTGCATTAGGGGAACAGGACTACAACAAGGAATAACCATGGCACGCATACGAACAGTGAAGCCTGACTTGTTCAGGCATGAGGACCTACACGACTTAGAACTAGAAACCGGCCTACCAGTTCGCTTGGCATTCATTGGCTTGTTCTGTGTTTGTGATAAAGCCGGGCGCTTTCGCTGGCGACCAAAGCAATTGAAACTAGATATTTTGCCCTATGACAATCTTGAATTTGAGCGCGTGATTGACGCGTTAGCCTCGCGTAACTTTCTCGTGAAGTACGAAGTTAAAGGTGAGTTTTACGGGTGCATTCCTACTTTCACGCGCCACCAGCACATAAACAACCGGGAAAGTGAGTCAATGCTGCCTGATATGTCGGATGGTACCCTCATCAATGAAGGTACCATGCCTGAAAGTCCCGTAATTACTGAGCCTGAGAAAGCAAACAGCACTATCCCTATCACGCGTGAACAACGCGTAGAGCACGCCGCAGAAGGGGAAAAGGAAAAGGAAAAGGAAAGGGAAAAGGAAAGGGAAGGGGAAAGGAATAATATGTCGCGCCAAATACGCGACCAGGTGAAAGAAGTTTTCGACCATTGGATAACAACCATGGGAAAAACATCACAAGCCAAGCTTACCGACAAGCGCAAGAAGTGTGTTGAGGCAAGACTCAAGGAAGGTTACACGGTAGACCAGATCAAGCAAGCAATCGAAGGCTGTGCAAAGTCACCCCACCACATGGGGCAAAACGACTCTGGCACTGTCTACGATGATCTGACTTTGATTTGCCGCTCTGGTGACAAGGTTGAACAGTTTGCCAATAACGTAGCCAAGTTCACCCCGACTTACCTCAACGGACCAGGCACTGAAACCCTAGAGCAATTTGAAAGCCGCGTAAGAAACCAGGCCGATAGAGCCAGCGCGATGATTGACGACTTACCAGACTAAGGACCAAACCATGACAGTGATTTGTGATTATTGCGGCCATGCTGCAAACCTTGTGACAGGCGAAGTGATTTACCCTCACCGGCGCGACTTGTACCACCTGAAATTTTGGCATTGTGATAACGGGCACCCGGCTGCATACGTTGGATGCCACAAACCAGGCAATGGCCAGGGTGACGGTGATAAGCCACTTGGAAGGCTTGCCGATAAGGTTTTGCGAAAAGCCAAAGGCAATGCTCACCAGGCTTTTGACTGGCTTTGGCAAGATGGAATTATGCAGCGTAATGAAGCTTACGCCTGGCTTGCTGAAAAATTAGGAATTAACCAAGAGGATTGCCATATCGGAATGATGGACGTTGCTACCTGCAACCGTGTGGTGGATCTGTGTATGAACAAACTTGAGGATCACCGCAATGCAAAAGTCTGACTTCCCTCTCTTCACCGCTGTATGGTCTGCAACCTGTGAGCTATACGGAAAACAGCCAAGTGATGCTGCGCTTGGCATGGTCTTTCGTGCGCTGTACCGCTATGACCTGGCAGACGTTAAACGCGCCTTGGATGCGCATATCAATGATCCAGGTGACGGTAGATTCATGCCAAAGCCTGCTGACCTTGTTCGTCACATTGACGGTGATCCAGAAAGCCGATCACTACAAGCATGGTCAAAGGTTGAAAACACCATTGAGCGCGTTGGCTCATACGGAACAGTGGTATTCGATGAGCCTGCAATCATGGCTTGCATTGAGGATATGGGCGGCTGGATAGAGCTCTGTAAGATCACCAACGATGAACTTCCTTTCAAACGGAATGAATTTACCAAACGCTACAAAGGATATTTAAACCGTCCACCTGAGCGTTACCCATCAAAGCTAATCGGCGTTACTGAGGCGTCAAACACCAGGACTAATCACCTTGACGCAATACCTGAGCCGGTTCTTATCGGTGATACTCGCCAGGCTTTGCTGGTACACCAATCAGGATCAAACCAGAAGAAAGGCCCGGTATCAATTAGCCAGGCAATGGAAATGATGCAACTGGAGCATAAGAATGAAGATTAAACCTTTCTCAGAAGTGCCAAGGCACGAATGGCCAAGGAAAAACAAAAACCTGTTTAAAGTGTTTTTATCAAGTCAGTTCCTTGTTCAGGAATACCATGAAGATGGCGTTATCAGATTAAGCATTTGTCAAACCAAGCGAAAAGGATCCAAGTGGGCTGACGGAATAACCTGGGACCAACTTCAGGAAGTTAAAAACGCAGTTGGGTACCACGACAAATGCGCCGTTGAAGTTTTCCCTGAGCGATCAAAAGTGGTGAACGTAGCAAATATGCGTCACTTGTTTGTCCTTCCTGTACGCCCTGATTTTGCATGGTGATTTATGGCAACTGAAATAACACTGGTGAAGTGCCAGGACGGATCATTGCGTCCGGTAACACAAACCGATCAGGACCTGGTTAAATCCTGGAAGCTTGGCCAAGGTGTGCGCGTCAAGGCTGTCATGCTAAAGCCGCGATCAATACAACACCATCGCATGTTTTTTGGTGGATTGCTTGGCTTAGCAATGGAATATTGGGAACCATCTGGCGGCTTGATAACGCCTGCTGAAAGAAAAACATTATCTGGCTTTGCGGCATGGCTTGATAGGCAAGGTGGCAACACTGGCGCTGTTAGGCGCGCTCAGGATGAATACTTGAAACAACTAAATGAAAGGCGCTCTGAGCAAATTCAAGCGCCAGAAAAGTCTCTTGACGCACTCCTTGAGTGGCTAAAGCTTGAGGTAGGGCATTATGACCTGGTTGAAACTCCAGTCGGGATTATGAAGCGAACCAGAAGCATAAATTTTAACAGCATGGATCAAGATCAGTTCAGGGATTTTTATAAGCAGTGCTTCTCTGTTGTATGGCGATTTATACTTTCAAAAACATTCAGCACTGAACAAGAAGCGCAAGCGGCTGTTGATCAGTTGCTGCAATTTGGATAACCTTTGTTTGCGGCTAGGTTAGCTCCCGAAAGCCTGAATCGTGACAGGTTGCCGCGTCTACATTCACGGATTAACTAACACGAGGTTAATATGATTACTCAATCAAAGCTTAAAAAGCTTCTTCACTACTATCCTAACACTGGCGAATTTACTTGGTTAGAGCGCAAAAATAACAAGCGCTTTAACTCGCTATGCGCTGGGAGTATTGCTGGCTCAAAATGCCCAAACGGATATTTAATAACATCAATAAACAACCGCTCAATACGACTTCACAGGCTTGCTTTTTTATACATGGAAGGCCGAATGCCTAGATATATTGACCACAAGAACAGAAATAAATCTGACAACTCTTGGGATAATTTAAGAGAGTGCACTGCAAGTGAAAGCACTCACAATACAGGAAAGAAACCTAACAATAAAAGCGGATTCAAAGGCGTTAGATGGAACAAGCAATGCGGAAAGTGGCAGGCTATCGTCAAGTTAAATTATAAGCAATATCATGCAGGGTTATTTGAATGCCCTAAAGAAGCTGCGATTGCTTATGACAAAAAGGCAATAGAACTTCATGGTGATTTTGCACAAACCAACAAGATGATGGGCCTACTATGAAGATCGTTTCAAAGAAGTTGCGCGATAGCGCCAGGGATGAGGAATGCACGCTGCAAATTGTCGGCGTGTGCAACTTCAACTGGCAAACAACAATACTTGCTCACCTACCTGACGAATCAAACGGTATGAGCACCAAGTCAGACGATATTAGCGCGTGTTATGCGTGCCACGCTTGCCATGATGCGATAGATAGGCGCAATAATGACGCGTCAATGACTGGTGAGGAACGCGAGTGGTACATGCGCCGGGCAATGGTTCGCACCTGGCGCCGGCTAATTGAGAAGGGAGTAGTTACCATCAAGGGAATGAAATAAGGCCCCGAAGGGCCTTTTTTTAAGCGTAGTCTACAATTAGATAATTGTTAGCTTCTCGACCTATCTGATCAATTGTCTCAAGCTCAGCAAACAGCATAGAGCCAGATACATTCATCTGTGCTGACGTAACTGAAACATAAAGAACTCCAGATGTTACCGTCAATCCAACCACGAAAACTGGGGCACCAGGATCATTAACCCGAACAACTGACAGCTGCGTTGGCGGCATGTGAGTAGCCCATGTATCAGAGTTACCGTTAAACAAGCCAGAAAACGCGAGTTCTTCATACGTCATCTTAGAACCACCGCCTGCCGCTTGATTTATGATGCCGTAAAGCTTCAACTTACCAAGAACAAGCGCAATAGTATTTCCTGTCTCGCCACCGGTTGAGATTTTAAATAGGTTCACGCCGGCGCTTATGTCACCTGTAATCTTCCCGTATGTTAAGCTCTTGCCTTTTTTCCCTTTACCTAGAATATCAACACCACCAAAACCAAGAATAGCCATTGAAGATCCTGATATTGGCCCACTGCTTCTCACGCCACCTTTGCCGCCAGTTACAGTTTCTCCGTCAATCTCTCTTGCACTTGCTTTTTCAGCATAAACATCTTTTGTTTTTATGCTTCTTGCCTTCAGCCCGTCAATCTGTAATGGGTTAAAATCAAGTACAGCAAGTTCTTCACCTTGATCGCTGTCATTTGGCGCTGCTCCTGGCGCTGGACCAAGAAGCCCATTTATGAAAGCGACAATGTAGGAACCATAGTCCTGCGGATAGAATATATACCTATCTGACCAAAGAACGGTTTTTACCGGGTTATCCAAATCAGAAATATCCCAAGCAACAGTTTTCTTGTTATCAGGATCGCCAACTGAATCGGTACCATTAAAGCCAACCAGATAATCACCGCGCTTGGTAAATGATGATAAATTGAATGAAAGTTCTTTAATTAGCACCGGCGTACTTGTTGAAACGTCAACAACGCATACTCTTGATGTTGACGCAAACCCACCAACATAAAGCTTGTTGTTTTCTATAACTCCGTATCTTGCAAATCGAATTTCCTGAATTGCCGTTTTTGTAAGTAATTGCGGCTGAGTTGGCACACTAAGATCAAAACATAGCAAACTGTATTCAGTTGTCGCGCTTGTATAACCAATACACCAAACGTGCTTTCCGTTTGGAATCATTTGCACCATTGATAGGCCATTAGCGCTCTCATCAAAACTTTTTAGCAAGATTGGTGCTTTAGGGTTTCTTATGTCATAAAAATCAATTGTGCCATTCCATCCTGGGCAACAAAGGATACCGCTTATTACATGAAGCATTTGCAGGCTGGATGCTGTTGCTCGATTAAAGCTCGCAACTTGGAATGGGTTTTCAGGATCTGCAACATTCCAGATATATACCACAGTTGACCAAGAGCCAAGATAAACAAAGTTCCCGTACTTAGCCAAACCTCGAACACCAGTACCTGCAACGCCGACATTATTTGAACTGACTCGCTTCACGTTGGATGGGTCTGATATATCAAAAATATCAAAGCTTGGTATATCGTTGTTTGCTGCGTCATAAGAACCTTTTGATATTGAATAAACATAATGCCCGTCAATTTCAAACCATGTGGCATTTACTTGGTTAACGTAATCAGAACCAAGCAAGCTAAATTGCTGCTCAGTCGTGTTCCTTTTAGCTATGCTTGAGACTGGCACCTTTTGCTCAAGATCTGATATATCGGAAAGAACAAAAGCTTTACTTGCCCCACCAGCAAGACCAGTTGACTTGCTGAATGTCCCATCAAGAACACCTGTTGCACCATTACCATTCCATACAGTTGTTCCTGTCGAATCAACGTATATGAAGTGAGTGTAAAGAGAAGAATCAACACCATTTTTTATGTAAGTTACTTTTGACTCGTCACCATTTGTATATTGTGCGGCAACAAGCTTCTTTATGTAATCAGGTAAAGTTTGCTCAGAAACCAATGAAACCCACACACTAACAAGTTGAGTTGTTAACGATTCATCAGCCGATACTGTGACGAATGTTTCACCTGATAAATATTGAGCGTTAGTTACCTCACCATAAATAAATGACGCATCTTTTAGGCGCAACTTTCGCCCTGCCGTATAAATATCGGTTGCATTGCCAGACACTTTGAATTGGTTGGCGCTTACCTGAGTAGCCCCTTTTTGATTAACCCACTCTTTCCCTAGCTGGCTAGGATCGCTAACAGGGTCTGTTGTATTAACCTCAACATCATTTACATCTTTGACAACAATCTTGTAACTACCATCAAGGTAAATGTCAGCATAACCAGCTGCGTTCAAAATGACTGGGTTAGTATTTTCTGTTTCCTGACCTTCCGTTGTGTATGTTGCCTTGGGCGTGTTTGTACCTGCCTGGTATGTATAAACCTTTCCAAATGCTAAAGGTTTTCCATCAGCGCTATTCCATGCTCTGAACTTGGTACCAACTATTGATACTGCCATGGTTATTCTCCTGTTAAATAATAAACATTATAACGCGCACTCCCTATTGGGAAAGCGCGCTTTCAACTTGTTCCAGGGCCTTGTTAGCCTGCTCGTAGAACTGCGCAAGTGCGTTGTTCTTCTGCTGGTACCAGTTTTCTATTCTCCTTTCCTTTTCATCCCTGGTCAGATCCGGGTTGTACTTGATTGCCGCAAGCACCGCTTCCTGGTCCTTGAATGCGCCATCAATCTGCCTAAAGGCGTTATCCATGCTGATAAGCAACTGGTTAACTTTGTCGGCTGAAAAGTCTTTCATTGGCTGCTGATCGCGTATTGCTTGTGCGGTCAGTAGGTCAAATGCAGACTTAGCGCCGGCTGCCTTTTTCTTGAGTTCAAAATAACCTTCAGTCCATTTTGTTCGATAAGGGACACGCTGCCCCTGGAATTGATAGGTTAGGTAGTCAATCGGTTCTTTAACGAATGGACGCGGCCCCCACTCTTTTTCATTCCATAGCAAGGCTTCACTGCCATCTGAGATATACGCCTCAACGTAACGCAAGTAACCTTTCATGTAATGCTCGGCCACCAATGGCGACACTCCAAGCGCTTCACCAAGATTGCGGTACAGTTGCGGCGTGCGATCAGTGAATTGATACTCGTTAGGAACGTGCATCAACTTCTCAGGGACAATAGGCGCGCCTGTGAATTTCTTATTCCTGGCCACCTCAATCATTGGCTGGAATATGCCAGGGTAATCACCAACACCAAGCGTATTAGCAAAAGTCCATGCCAGCGTCTGCGCTGCCTCTTTACCATCACGCTCCTTGATATAGTCAAGGCTTACTTCTGGTATGGTTGCGAACAAATGCCCTATATCGTATGGACGCGGAATTTTAAGAGGCTTCTCTGCACCAGGAAGGAAGATCCACCAGAATCGCGCCTTTTGGTCTGGCGTCAATGCCTGGTACCGGTCATCATCCTCATTCAGCAACCACAAGATCACTGTCATAAGAGTTAGCACTCCACCAGCCGCCAGGAATCGCACCTTAGCATCATCAAGTTTTGCCAGGTTGCTACCCTTCATTTCACCGCGCAATTCAAATATCTCTCGCGCTGTTTTATCCAGGCCCTGAATACCGGCATTCATAAACGGAACAGTACGAAGGAACTTGGCCCACAACTCATTGCGCCCCATCTTGCTAAAGTCTGTTGCAACTTCCCTAGCCTCCCATGCAGCCTCAAGCGCATTCTTTCCAGCTTGGCGGCCACGGCGATAATCACCAAGGCGGCTACCATACTCAAATGCACTAGCAAAACGGTCATACCCCGCCAAAAACTTAGCTGCGGTATCCCACATATTGCGGCTTGGCAGATCAAGCTGTCGGCGCTTTCTGGTTTCCTCTGTTCTTGCCTCTATACGGGTACCATATCCGCCACCATGCAAACGAAACTCACGGTAAAGCTTGGTGTGGAATATGGCGTGCCCCATACCAATCAAGGTATCCCATACTGGAATGAACTTGTTTTTACTGATCACAAAGGCGCTCAACGTATCGCGCACAGCGTTTGGACCAAGGAACTGAAGCATTGACGTTACAGTGCGGGTTTGCAGGTTCTTAACGCGGAACATGGCATTAAGCAACGCGCCAGACTTAAAGCCTCTCATACCGGTTAGCATATCCACCAGCAACGGATTGCGAACCTCAAACCAGGTGCGCTTACCATCAATGATGGCACTATCAACGTATGTTTCTGCTGTCGTTGGCTTGTGCCCAAATGTCCAGAAGTTAAGCAGATCAGGGTTAGACTCAAGGGCCTGGGCAATATCATCAACATCAGTGATCTGCGCATCAGGATCGCCGGCCATAATCATTCCATCTTTGCTTACTGTTAAGCCAACATCAGCCATGGCTTCAGCAATTTTTGCCGCCATCTGAGTTTGCTCAACCTTAACCAGCTTGCTATCTGGCGATAACTTAACTGCAAACAGGGAACCATCCTGGCTAGTCATAATGTCCCGGTATAGCGTTTGCTTGGCCCTGGCAATCAATGCCGCCCTGATATTTGAGTAAAGTCCCTCAACAATGTTTTCAGCAATGTCTCGCACGTTCTGAGTGCCGCCGCTCAATCGCTTACCAATTGACGTTGTGCCAGCCTGATCACCATCTTCAAGGCGCTCTATTACCCGGTGGAATGGAACATAGTTTTTGTTGGCATCAGCAAAGGCTTGCTTCTGCTTCCCATCAATCAGGCCCATCTGCTCGTAGAAGTCCAGCATTCGCTTGTTGAACTCCTGATACTCCTTGAATACATCACGGAACTCAGGGTATGTAACACCAAGCTTTAACCCGGCCTCAATCTCTTGCTTTGTGAACAGCCTTTCACGGCCCTGCTTCATAAGCTCATTGGCCCGGCGCGCCTTGAAGTAATCCATAAGCAAGTCAAAACGCTTCCATCCATGTTTTGATACCGGCCAAAACACTTGGTTAAGCCCCTTGCCGTTAAACTCAAAGGTCCCATCTTCAGCAAGTGAAGGCGTGCCATCTTTCAAAATCGCTTCATGTAACGACTCTGAACCATTGATAAGCTGGAACTGCTTGAATGGGCTTAACGCCGCATCACGAACCTCACCATGAAGCGTGCGCTCAACAACCTTGGCTGCATGGATCTTATCAATTACTTCCTGTCGATAGCGCTCAAGCGGGTATGACTGCATGTACTGGATGATCTGCTGAGACTGACTTAACTCTTTACCAGACTTGGCACGCAACTGAGCGCGAGCGCCTTGCAGGTACCACCGGTGCATTTCATCCTGAAGCTTAACCATCTTCTTATTGAGCGTTGAATCTTCAGCAAGCACCTGCTCAAAACGCTGGGTAAACAATGGCGCCGCCGCTTTTGCCTCTGCATAGTTTGTGAGCCATAGACGCACAAATTCAGCAAAGCCTTCTTTGTACTTCAGATTCTTCTGGCTTGTATAGCTCAGGCCGGCAACCTCATCACGATACTTGGTATCCTTGTATGCCCTGGTAAATCGCTTGTTGTAGCGGTAGTGCATATCAAGGTAGTGAGCCATTTCATGGGCCATAACCTCAACATCATCATAATTAGCAACACGAACTTCACTGTTATTCTTACGGTAGAAGCCAAGCTTTGACTTGCCTTTCACTTTGCCTTGATAAAGCCTTGGCCCTATAACATCCTCGACCATAACGCGCACACCCTCACGGCGCGTTGGCTGTTCCTCTGGCTTTAACTTCACCACTCTATCACCAATGGAAAACTCATCACCTTCAGGGCGCTTAGGTACGCCAGCCTGGCGATATGTTGGGCGCCAGTTAGGCATAGGCACATCAGCTCCAGCGTTGTACATCATTGCACTGGTGCCATCCTGCTCTATTTCTTCCTGATCCCTGTTTTTAGGTTTCAACTCTGCAATAACCAAGGCATGACGCGCCTTAACCTTTGCAAGCTCATCAGCTTGCGACCAATCAGCAATCTGACCTTCAAGATCTGGAATGTCACGCTCAGCCTGTTTGATAAGCTCAGCCTCATTCTTGGCATCAACACTGATACGCCTAACAGTATTGGTAATGCGCATAGCCAAGCCAGTAGGATCAGCTTCAGCAATATCTGGAATATCAACCTGGTATTCCTGCTCGCCCTCTATGGTGATCACGAACTCAGCACCACTGATATTATCCAGGCGCAACTTAAAGCCAGCATATTCACCGATAGGCTTTGTCTCTTGCCCGGCATCAGCCATCTTATTGGCCGCCGCAAGCAATGCCTGGCCAGCCTCTTTGTGCTTATCGTACTTGCCGCTATTGATTGTGATAGAGAAGTCTTTTGGCGCTTTCTCTGCCTTTTTAGCATCACGCGTAAACTTCAGCATTCTATCCTTACCGGTTTCAATGCGTAGCTTCAGGCGGCGCACCTGATCTCGAATGCGGAATTGCTCGCGGTCATGCTCATCTTCAAGCTGCTCAAGCTTTCTGATCTTCTGGCGCAAGTCCATTTCCTCAAGGATAAGCGGGTTGCCACTTGAGGCCGCTTTCATTTCAGCTGCATTACTTGCCTCGCCGCCAACATCCTCAATCTCACGCGTCTTGGTATTACCCTTGCGCACCTGCTCAATGAATCGCGCCTTAGTTTCAATGGTCTGCCACATACGGCTATCAAGCGTCTGCTTGGTTGCGTAGCGGTTAATCTCAACCTCAAATCCATCAGGGTCACGCTCATAAAGCTTGTTGCCCTGGCGAATGATACGACCTTCACGCTGTTCAAGGTCAGAAGGCCGCCATGGTGCATCCATGTGGTGTAGCGCAACAAGGCGCTCCTGCACGTTCATGCCGGCGCCCATCTTGGCGGTAGAACCAAACAACACACGAATGCGACCACTACGAACCTTACCAAACAGTTCTTCTTTCTGAAGCTCCGTATTAGCATCGTGAATAAATGCTATCTCCTGCTCAGGAATACCCTTATTGATAAGCTTCTGGCGCAAGTCATCGTAAACACTGAAATCACCATCAAGCGCCGACAACTCATCAGGACTCATCTTGTCGAGTTCATCCTGGGCGCGCTCATCACCGTTATCTGCTTTTTCAATCAGATCACGGATTCTCGCCGCCTCTTTTGCCTTGGCGCCTTTAGGTGTGCTCAAGTCAATGAATACCAACTGAGCGCCTTTGTCTGCACTCCATTGGTCATAGATACGCTTAATGTTGTCTGCTGCCTGATTTACTTTGCTACCTTCATAGTCGCCGTACATGGCAGGGTCTATCATGCGCATATCAAGCGCCGCCTTCCTGGCGTCACTCATTATCTTCAGCATGTTATCCGCGCCCTTTTCAGGCTTCTTAGGCAAGTGCTCAGCACGCCAAACAAGACTTCCTTCAGGGTATGACTCGCGGCCATTCTCATCGGTGATAGGCTCGCCAATATAAGCGGCCTGGTCATCACTTCGAGTAACAACAACATTCTGAGGCTTGCCGCCTTTAACCTTTGGCACCGGTAGGCGCTTGCCCTGGGCTGCCAGTTGGCGGTTAATGTCATCACGGTTGATAACATCACCAAACGATAGATAGCGCTGCATAAGCTCAGGGATGTTCACAAATTTACTGAAGCGACTGTTTAGCTTGTAGGTGCCTGAAGGCGACAACTCCCAATCAGTAACAACCTCACCATACATGCGCGCCCATGCGTCAAAGTGCGCAATACCCTGGTCCTGCAATGCCTGGTAATCCAGGTAGCGCTGCATGGTGTACATTTCGGCCATGGTATTGCTGATCGGCGTGCCGGTGGCAAATACCACGTTATTCCCGCCAGTTTTTTCCAGGACAAACTGAGTTTTCATAAACAGGTCTGCCGCCTTCTGACTGCCTTGTGGATTACCAAGGCCGGCAACGCGGGTCATGCTGGTGGCAAAGCCAAGGTTTTTAAACTCATGCGCTTCATCAAGGAATAGCGCATCAACACCAAGCTCACCAAAGGTTAAGTTGTCATCCTTGTTCTCAGCATCAAATAGTTTCTTCAGCTTTTCCTGAAGGCGCTCTTTCTGCTTCTCAATCTGCTTAATGCTGCGTGACTTCTGCCCGTCCTGGGCCCGGATATTCTGAATAGCCTCGTCAATGTCACGGATCTGCTGGTTGATAAAGCGCTCTTGGAACTCCTTATCCATTTCAACCTTACCAAACGATGAGTGCGCAACAATAACAGCATCCCAATCACCGGTAGCAATGCGAGCAAATAAGCGCTTACGGTTGCCTTTCTCAAAGTCCTTCTTGGTAGCTGCCAGCACATTTGCGCCAGGGTAAAGCTTGGTGAAGTCCTCCGCCCATTGCCCGACCAAGTGATTAGGAACAACAAACATCGGCTTCTTAGCTCGGCCCATGCGGCGCATTTCCATAGCGCCAGCAACCATAGTGAAAGTCTTACCAGCACCAACAACGTGATCAAGCAAGGTTGTGCCAGACTGAACGATACGCCAAACAGCGTTAGCCTGGTGTGGACGCAACTTGATAATGTCGTCACTGACCTTTCCAGGGAAAGTAAGGTGCGAACCATCAAACTCACGCAAGCGATCGGTGTTGAAGGTATCGTTATAAATCCTGGTCAACCGACCACGCCGCGCATCATCCTGCCAAACCCAACGGCGAAACTCTGCCTTTAAACGCTCAACCTTTTCATTGGCCGCATTGGTGGCCGCCTCATTCACGCGTGTTGTGTTTTCGTCAATACGGTCACGCACAACAATCTGCTTTTGGTTTGCAGCTGCTGCAACAATGTCAGTAACCTGAACTCGGTCAGTACCCCAACGCGAACGCGCCGCCTCAGTTGGTACGCCATCAATAGACCATTTTGCATTGGTAGGGATATAAACAGCCTTGCCGCTTTCATTACCAAGCACATGATCAACAAACGACTTCATATCTTCACGCGGCAACCAGTGAGCACCAGGCTTAACGTCAATATCAACGGCCTCAATATCTTCAGGCTGAACCGACTCAAGGGCCTGGACGTTGCGCTTATACTTGCTGTCTGCCTTGGCAAGCTGCTTTGCCTGGGCAAGCTTCTGCTTAACATTACCGCTAAGGTATTGATCACGCGTTTCAAATCGGCCAGGCTCAACTTCAAACACAAGATCACCAAGCTCATTGGCAATGTATCCTGGCGTTTTGTTGTAAAGCTTAGCCATGTAATCCATATCAATGACGCCATACTCAGACAAGCTTGCTGCCATGGCATCCTTGGCCGTTGTCGCTTTGGTGGGCGCCTTATATGGTGACTGAGTGCGCTTGTAGAATATCGCCGCCTTTTGGGCGCTTGGCTTGCGTGATTGCTCGCCGGTTTTCTTCGCCATTGCTGGCGTAATTCCTTTATCGAATGATTCTTCAAGGGCTGCAATTTGCGGCCAGGTAGGATCATCACGGAACAACCGCTTATTGGCATCTGAGTTTATTGGCCCATGAGACTTAACAAACGCGTCATATTCACGATTAAGACGCGTGCGCAACGCGTCAAGTGCCGCATCTTTCACGCCTTCAGTAAGCTGCGCCTTTCTCAAATCGGTGAATACATCACGGACCTTTATCATTCCCTCAACGCGCTGGCGCGCTTTATCGCTTGCAAACTCAACTGGCTCAGCCTGGACGCTACCAAGCTCATTATCCTGGCGCACCATAACCTGGCCGCCATCCATGAACATACTTCCAACCTTGACGTTATCAACACTGGTGGATAGCTTAACTTCCTCTTTTGCTGGTTCTGCCTTTGACTCTGCCATAATACCTTTTGGTAGCTTAGCCAAAGCCTCACGCAACAACGCGCCGGTGTCCTGACCTTCACGCGCTACAAGCGCCGGGTCATTTGGGCCATACATAGAACCGTATGCACCCCACTCACCAAGCATCATGTCGGGATTTTTTACAAAGTATTCATTCAGTGGTGTTTCAATGCCTTTGGCGTCTTTCACTGTTTCAGTGCGCTTCCATGAAGGTCCTTTTCTTGGTGTGCCTTCTTCGCGCTTTTGAAGGAATACAATATCAGTTGTTACTTCTGTCCCGGCGTTCTTCAGGAAGGCGTTGTTAGGCAAGCGAACAGCGCCAAGGAAGTCTGCACGATTAGCCATGTACTCACGCGCTGCCTGATTGCTCTGACCATCCATAAGACGGTTAGATACGACCATTGCCAGCACGCCACCAGGCTTCAGACCATCAAGACTCTTGGCAAAGAAGTAATTGTGAATACTGAATTTGGATAAATCCTTACGCTTACCGTCATACAACTTCTGGCTACCAAAGGGCGGATTGCCTATTG